CAAAGAGTACCGAGACGAGATGATGCGGCCGCACCCGAACGGATCTGTAGAGAAAGATGGCAGCCCCAAGCAGGTTGTTCTTCGAAACCGCCTAATTTTCAGTGGACATCCTTCTGATGCCCTCTTACGTGAGCTGCAGTCTGGGAAAGTTGAATCAATGGTCCTCATTGATCAACGCCAACGCACCCGACCGTGGGACTCTAACGGTTACATCATTGAAGATGTGCGCGAAGTAAAGTTGAAGGTCAACCCCGCGAAGATTTTGATGGCGATTAGGGACACGATCAAGTCTGTCTGCAAAGAGGCGGATTCGAAGCATTGGGGTCGTCTTCGTGTTCGGTTTCAGACAGTGACAGGCATTAACAGAAGCGTCCTCTTCGACACATCGAATGCATCCGTCTTAGATGAAGATCGCTATATCAAAAAAGAAGTTCTGAAGAACTTCTCTGCTCCCCTTACAGCCTCTGTAGAAAAGCTGCACCCAGAAATCGTCCGCGGGATGAAGCTTCTGGCCCGTTGATCATTTGGAGGGACCGTGATCATCTATCAACTGATCAGGCCGCTTGCCTACTTAAGGATCAAGCACCCAGCGAAATGGAGGGTGGACTGGGCATTGCCGGCTGGCGTAGCCTTGGTATGCGCGGCCCTCCACTATGGCTTTCGGGGTCACGTCAATGTATTTGGTGCCGGCGGCATCGTTAGTCTCGTACTGGGTTTCGTACAAAATTTGCCGGGCTTCTATATAGCGGCCCTCGCGGCGATTGCCACCTTCGGTCGTACGGATATTGACGAAATCATGCCTGGTTCTCCACCACCACGGCTGGAGACAGCGACGGTCAACGGGGGCGTAAATCTTATAGAGTTAACTAGAAGGCGATTTCTTTGTTTGTTGTTTGCTTTCTTGACGGTCGAATGCGTCGCACTCACGTTGGGCTCGGTACTTGTACTCTCAGCGGTGCCGGCGATAGTGGAGTGCATCGGCGACAGAGAAACGTTGCTGAGAATCGTTAGTGCATTCGGCGTGTTCTTCTACTGTCTAGTCTTGACGCAGCTTATGATCGCGACGCTTTGGGGCTTGTACTATCTTGGTGAGCGTATCCATCAACCTGATTGACGGGGTGCTTGCCCCTTTTCGCCCCGCCTGGCGGGGCGTTTTCATTTGTGTTAAGGATGGTGCGAAAGAAGCTTCAAATGCAATCGATAAAGGTAGCCATGGCGGATTCTCGCGTGCCAAGCGTGGCGCTTGGCACGTGGCGCTCAGGCTGTAAAACCAGCGGCCAGCGTGGTTATGACTATCGCTGGCAGAAAGCTCGGGCCGAATTTCTGCTGCTGCATCCCTACTGTGTGTACTGCGTGCGCGACGCCCGAATTGGGTCGGCCGGGTTGGCTGAGATCATCCTGGAATGCGCTCATAGGGGTTTGCCCCTTCCGTATGGGAATATCGTCGATCACCGCATCCCGCACCGTGGTGACCAAGTCTTGTTCTGGGATCGTTCGAACTGGCAGACCCTCTGTGCCTCCCATCACAGCGGTGCGAAACAATATGAGGAGGCCTCATTCCTTAAGAAGAAGCGACTGTAGCTCCTGAATCTTGAGTGCTGGGGTACGCCGGTGAAGCATGGCATGACAGTTCGGGCAAACAGGGCGAAGATCTTTCTTCGGGTCAATCTTGTATTCAACGCCAATGCTTGAAATCTCGATGAGATGGTGTACATGGATGAATCTGTCGCCTAGCTCGCCATAGGTTTGGGAAAAATCAAAGTTGCACACTGCGCATACATACCCGTGCACATCGAGACATGCCTGCCGTGCCTCTCGCGATCGTTCGTACTTGTTGACTAGAACCTGTTCGACAGAACCTTCGATAAATTCATTTGAAAAATTCTGCACTTCGTTGGGGAAGTCCTTGGCAACATCTTCGTCGACGGTCAGCAATGCTGAGAAACGGCCATAAATTTGCCGCAGCGTTATGGCGGTGCCTTTCGAGAAGCTCTCGTAGTATTCGATGTGCAGCTGAAGGCCCCTGAGTGCATCGGCGAGACCCTTAAGGCCGAAGTCTCGGTGTATCGAGTCGAGGAATGCCTCGGTGACAGGCCCGTTGAGAGCGCGGCGGTATCGCTCTCCTCGGATCAAGTGTCGGAAGCTGGTGACGACCATCTTCGCGGAAGATAGTGCCATCCCAGTGGACTCGGCAACTCGCTGTGCTGCCACCGTCCTCGATTGTTTGTCCTGTGCGAAAAGGAGCGCTTCTTGATAGAGCGCTTCAAGCTGGGCGGCAGAGTGGTCCATGTCTCATCAAAGTATTGCGAGGTGACCATTGTATTGGTGCCACGTAGAGCCCGTGCTCCTTCGAAGCCCCTCCAAGGGGGGGGTGAAAAGTCTGGGCGAGGTGCAGCTTCTAGACCACCCGTTCCCTCACGCGGGGAAAATTTTCCCTGCTGTGGAATTTGTTAAAGCTTTAACACGGCTCCCGCATTAACAACATCGCGCAACCTATTGAGGCGAAAGGGTAAACGTCCTGCCCGATGTTTAACATTTGGACCCGCTTCCCGCGGCTTTTAACATGGCGCTGACCGGCAAGAAGCAGAAGTTTGCCGAGGCCAAGGCCAGAGGCCGGTCCAACAAGGACGCCGCGATCGCTGCGGGCTACAGCCCCAGCTCCGCGGCTGCTGCCGGATCCCGGCTGGCGAAAGACCCCGACGTCCTCGCGCACCTGGAACGCAAGTCGAAAGCGAAATCGGCGAAGAAGCCAGCGCCGCCGGCCAAGGCAACCCGCGAGCCCGAGTCCCTGGACGACCAGGCCGCCGTCGCAGCCTTCGACTGGGGCCAGGCAACCCAATTTTCCGATCCGAAAGCCTTCCTCAAAGCCGTCATGAACGACGTCGAGACCGAGCCGAAGCTCCGCGTCTTCGCGGCGAAGGAATTGATGCCGTATCACCACCGGAAACTCGGCGATACCGGCAAAAAGGAAGACCGCCAGGACGCAGCCAAGAAAGCCGCCTCTGGCAGATTCGCAGCTGCGGCACCGCCGCTTCGCGCAGTGAAATAGTGAAACGACTATGGAATGGACGACTGCCTGCCCCGACTGGGCTGAACGCCTGCGGGAGGGCCGGTCGATCATTCCACCGCCCATATTCGCCGACCAGGCGGAGCAGGCGCTGGCCATTTTCAAGCAGCTCCGGATCGTGGATGCACCCGCCAGCCCCACCTTCGGAGAATCTTGCGCCGACTGGGTGTTCGATCTGGTCGCCTCAATCTTCGGCGCCTACAACCCCGATTCAGGCCGACGCCTGATCACCGAATGGTTCGTCTGCCTCCCCAAGAAGAACTCGAAATCCACGATCGCCGCCGGCATCATGATGACGGCGCTGATCCTGAACTGGCGGCAGTCGGCCGAATTCGCGATCCTCGCGCCGACCATCGAGATCGCGAACAACAGCTTCGGCCCCGCGCGTGACTTCTGCGCCGAGCGGATAGACGAGGAGCTGAACGCGTTGATGCACGTCCAGACGCACATCAAGACGATCACGCACCGCGAGAGCAACGCGGCGCTGAAAGTGGTCGCCGCGGACTCAAACACCGTGGGCGGGAAGAAGAGCGTCGGCACGCTGGTGGACGAACTGTGGTTATTCGGCAAGCAGGCAAACGCCGAAAACATGCTCCGCGAAGCCATCGGCGGCCTGGCGTCACGCCCCGAGGGGTTTGTGATCTACCTCACCACGCAGAGCGACGATGCGCCGGCAGGGGTGTTCAAGCAGAAGCTGCAATACGCGCGCGCCGTGCGCGACGGCCGGATCGATGACAAGAGTTTCGTGCCGATCATCTTCGAGCACCCGCCGGAGATGGTGACGAGCGGCGCCCACCTGAAGCTCGAGAACCTTGGCATGGTCAACCCGAATCTCGGGTACTCGGTCGACCAGCTGTTCCTGGAGCGGGAGTTCCGCAAGGCGCAGGAAGGTGGCGAGGAATCGTTCCGCGGCTTCATGGCGAAGCACGGAAACGTCGAGATCGGCCTGGCCCTGAGATCCGACAGCTGGGCAGGCGCGCTCTTCTGGGAGCAGCAGGCGCGCGCCGGCCTGACGCTCGCCGAACTGATCCACCGCTGCGAGGTGATCGACGTCGGCATCGACGGCGGCGGCCTGGATGACCTGCTAGGGCTGTCCGCCGCTGGCCGTGACCGGCAGACCGGCGAATGGCTCGCCTGGTGCAAGGCATGGGCCCATCCGGCCGTGCTCGAGCGCCGGAAGTCAGAGGCGCCCAAGCTGCTTGACCTCGACAAGGCTGGCGAAATCGTGATCGTCGACCAGATCGGCGAAGACGTCGAGCAACTGGCCCAGGACGTCCTGCAGATCTACGAAGCCGGCCTGCTGGACAAAATTGGCGTCGATCCGAGTGGCATCGGCGCCGTACTGGACGCGCTCATGGAAGCCGGCATTCCCGAGAAAAACGCCAACGGCGAAGACATGATCGTCGGCATCTCTCAAGGCTGGAAGCTGGGCGGCACGATCAAGACCACCGAGAGGAAGCTGGCCGAGGGCGCGCTGTGGCACGGTGGCACGGCGCTGATGAACTGGTGTGTGGGCAATGCCAAGGTCGAGCCGCGCGGCAACGCGATCCTGATCACGAAGCAGGCCAGCGGCACGGCCAAAATCGACCCGCTGATGGCGCTATTCAATGCCGTTGCGCTGTTGTCACTGAATCCTGAAGGGATGGGCTCCATGGATGACTGGCTGAGCAATCCCGTAGTGGCGGGCCACGCATGACAAACCAGGCACCAAAGAGTATCGCGGGCCGCGTGCGCGCAGCGATCGACGGCTGGGTCCGATCCTTCTCGCTGACGGATCGCGGCCTCTACGCCGATCCCGGCACGGCGAGCGAGGCGGGTGTCCGGGTCACCCCGAAGGCCGTGATGCAGCTGGACGCCGCCTGGAGCTGCGTCCGGCTCATCTCCGAAACGATCGCGACGCTGCCGCTGTCGATGTACGAGCGGGCATCCAGCGGCAAGCGCGTAGCGCCCCAGCACCCGCTGCACTTCGTCATTCACGACCAGCCGAACGCCGATTCCACCGCTTCAGTCTTCTGGGAGGCCATGATCGCGGCGATGCTGCTGCGCGGGGCGGGCCGGTCGGAGAAACTGTACGTAGGGAACCAGCTCGTCGGGCTGGCCTTTCTCGACCCCGACAAGCTGGTATGCCACCGCGACGCCGCAGGCCGCAAACGATACAGCTACCCGCGTCCGAACGGCCAGATGCGCGAGATCCCAGAGTCCCGCATCTGGACCATCCCCGGTTTCACGCTGGACGGCGTCAACGGCGCCTCGGTGATCGTCTACGGCTCCAAGGTATTCGGTTCGGCCATCGCCGCCGACAAGGCCGCGGCGCAGACGTTCAAGAACGGTCTGCTGCAGACCATCTACTACAAGATGGCCGGCTTCCTGAAACCAAGCCAGCGCGCGGAGTTCAAGAAGAACCTGGCCGGAACGATCGAGCGCGGCGAGGCGCCGCTCCTCGAGGGCGGAACCGAGGCCGGCACGCTCGGCATCAAACCGTCCGACGCCCAACTGCTGGAAAGCCGCGCTTTCTCCGTGGAGACGATCTGCCGCTGGTTTCGCGTCCCGCCATGGATGGTGGGCCACACCGAGAAGTCGACCAGCTGGGGCACCGGCATCGAGCAGCAGATGATCGGCTTCCTGACTTTCACGCTCGGCCCGTGGCTGCGCCGGATCGAGCAGGCGATCAGCAAGGACCTGCTGAAGCCAGCGGAGCGGGCCCGCTACTACCCCAAGTTCGCCGTCGAGGGCATCCTGCGCGCCGATAGTGCCGGCCGTTCCGCCTTCTACGGAGCGATGGTGAACAACGGCATCCTGACCCGCGACGAAGTGCGGGAACTGGAAGACCGAGAGCCGATGGGTGGCAACGCCGCAGTGCTTACCGTGCAGTCGGCCATGACCACGCTTGACGCCCTGGGCACGCAGAGCGACGCCAACCAGGCCAGGGCGGCGATTCGCGCCTTCCTCGGCTTCGAAGACGACTTGAAGAGGGACTGATCCTGTGAGCAACAGAACGCTACCGGGTGCACCGGAGGGACGCCCCTGTGCAGGTGTTTCGAGCCAACTGCAGCCTCGCGCGCTGGATCGCTGGCATTCCGGCGTGCGCGCCGCCACCGAGCAGGATGACGAACGCACGATCAGCGTCTATGACGTCATCGGCTACGACTACTGGAGTGGCGATGGCGTGACGGCAAAGCGCATCGCCGGTGCCCTGCGCGGAATGGGTGCCGGCCCAGTTACAGTACACGTGAACTCGCCGGGCGGCGACATGTTCGAGGGCCTGGCGATCTACAACCTGCTGCGCGAGCACGACGGTGAGGTCACGGTGAAAGTGCTGGGCCTTGCGGCGTCGGCGGCGTCCATCATCGCCATGGCAGGCGACACGGTGCAGATCGCTCGTGCCGGCTTCCTGATGATCCACAACGCGTGGGTGATGGCCATCGGCAACCGCATCGACCTCATCGAGGTTGCCGAGACGCTGAAGCCGTTCGATGACGCGATGGCAAGCATATATTCGGCACGGACGGGGCAGGACATGAAAGCCATGGCGAAGCTGATGGACGCCGAGACGTGGATCGGTGGGCAGGCCGCCATCGACGACGGCTTCGCGGACGACTTCCTGCCGTCCGACCAGGTGAAGAAGGGCGAAGGCAAGGCCAGTGCCTCGGCGGTCCGCCGCATCGAGGCTGCACTACGGTCCAGCGGCATGCCCAAGTCCGAGGCCATGCGCCTGATCAGTGAATTCAAGTCCAGTACGGGCGATCCGGCTGGCGGCGGTGAGGGAGATCCCACCGAACGAGTCGATCTGGCACACGACTCCCTTAGCAGCGCCGCGGCATTGGCCGCGTCCCTCACCACCATTAATTCCTGAGAGGAACCATATGCCGCAGCTCGAGAAAGACATCGAGTCCATCAACGCCAGCCTGAAAACCGTCGCCGATCAGCTGAAGGCCCAGGCGGAGCAAGCCAGCAAGAGCGCCAGCCTGAGCACCGAGACCCGGGCCAAGGTCGACGAGCTGCTCCTGAAGCAGGGCGAGCTGCAGGCAAACCTGCAGAACACGCAGCAAGCGCTGGCAAAACTGGAGGCCAACGGCGCCGGCGGCGACGTTCAGTACCAGTCGTTCGGCGAGCAGTTCGTGAACAGTGACGACTTCAAGTCGTTCGCCGGTCAGACGACTCCGCGCGGCCGTGTGGATATGACCTACAAGGCCGCAATCACGACGCTAACCACCGACGCGGACGGCTCGGCCGGCGATCTCGTGCAAACGACTCGCCTGCCCGGCATCATTGCGCCACAGGACCGACGCTTGACGGTCCGTGACCTGATCACTCCGGGCCGGATGGACGGCAACACGCTGGAATATGTGAAGGAAACGG